GGCCGAGGAGGTGATGTCGCCAATACGAACCGCATTAACAAGAGCTCCAGGACCACTATTCAAATTTCTAACTACAAAAAGCCCATATGTAAAGAGATTCGGAAGCAACATGGGCGTACTCATGTCACCTACTAAAAAGGGAATAGAGAATTATTTGACTAGTTCCCTATTAGAGATTCGCCCGATGAGCATTAACAAGTTACAGGGACTTAGACCAATGGTTTCCACAGTTGACGAGTGGCTGTCTGGAGATCTAAAAGAAGATCCCATCGGCGCTATAGAGCAGGGAGCCTCTAAACTAGACGATTACATTATTGTAGCAGCTAGTTCGGAAGGAACTGTACGAAACGGCCCTGGCGACAGTATTAAACTAGAGCTTATGAAGATATTACGAGGGGATTACTACGATCCACACACATCGATATTCTACTACAAGCTTGACGACATTAAAGAAGTCGCTCAACCAGCGCTATGGCCAAAAGCCCAACCGAATTTAGGTATTACGGTTAGTTATGAAACATATCACCGCGATGTTCTTAGAGCCGAACAAGCTCCTGTTGCTAGAAACGATATTTTGGCTAAACGCTTCAACATCCCAACTGAAGGGTACACATATTTCTTCACCTATGAAGAAACTAGGCCACATAAAAAGCGGTCGTATAGAGGTATGGAATGTGCTTTAGGAGCTGACATGTCTCAAGGCGACGATTTTTGTTCTTTTGTATTTTGGTTTCCAGTGCGTGATGGTTCTTTCGGTGTAAAAAGTTTAAATTTTATATCGGAGCGAACGTTAAAGTTATTACCACCGGCAGCTAGAGTTAAATACGAAAGCTTCATTAAAGAGGGGTCGCTAGTAGTAATGGACGGTTCCGTACTTAACATGGATAATGTTTACGATATTTTCGAAGAGGAAGTTGTTAAACGAGAATACCACTGTTTGTCTTTTGGATACGACCCATACAACTCAGAAGCGTTCGTAGCCAGGTATAAGAACGACTATGGATCCTTTGGCGTTGAAGCCGTTAGACAAGGTGCTAGAACGGAGTCTGTTCCATTGGGAGATCTAAAATCATTATCTGAAGATAGAATGATTTTATTCGATGAAGATATTATGGCATTTGCTATGGGTAACGCCATGGTATTAGAGGACACCAACGGTAACCGAAAACTTTACAAACGACGTTACGAAGCTAAGATAGACCCTGTAGCTGCTATGATGGACGCCTATATCTCTTACACAAGAAACCTAGATCAATACATGTAAAGGACAAAAACATGAGTAATTTTATTCAACAGATTTTTAACGCTCTATCTCAGATTGAGTGGAGTACTGTTATGACCGGAGCCTCAGCTCTACTGAGTCTTGTCGGTGGAGCAGCAGCTGTTCCATATATTAGCAGGATCAAAAACTTCTACAAGCTAGGCCCGCGAATGACTCAACTGCTTACCGTCTTCATCGCAACGCTAGTAGCCATCGCCACAATGATTGTTAACAATGTAATCGTTCCCGACATCGTTACGGTTGACTACGTTGTTAAGTTGTTTATTTTGGTGCTTCTAGCAAGTCAAGCTGAGTATTGGCGTATTGTAAAAGCCTCCATGACAGATCAACTGCCAGCTAATATTGAGCCAGCTTCAGAATGATCTAATTAACCAAAAGGAGGCCTCGTATGGCTGGATTTTTAGAGAGAGCCAAAAAAGCTTACAGCATATTGGCAAACGTTGACGAGCCATCGAATGATGAGAGACTCGACGAAGATCAAACAAGGCCGTCTACAATTACAAGCGCTCTATATTCTAGGGTGTGGAGAGACTCAAGCAGTAAGGTCTTAGCGCCGATTACCACTCGTTTTTCAGTAGATGCCTCTTTGGTTCCGATTCGTCACGTGGTCGTTGATGACGACGAATCTTTTCTAGACTACCGATTTGGTAGTGTCGATGATCGGTTAGTTCGCAAGGCTAACATAGATCAAACGGGCGTTGCTTTAGTACAGGACGCCATAACGACAATGCTAGAGGAAGGTGTCTGTGTTATTGTGCCTATACAGACTTCAAAAAGCCCATTAGACACAACCGGCTATGATATCTGGTCTATCCGAATCGGTACCGTTACCCAATGGTATAATAAGGCTGTTCAAGTCAGCATTTATAATGAGATAACTGGACAACGAGTAGAAAAAGTACTACCCAAGAGCTACGTTGGAGTTGTATACAACCCCTTTTACAATGTCATGAATCAACCAAACTCGACGCTAAAGCGTTTAATAGACAAACAAGCGTTACTCGATTTATCAGACGGTCGTGTTGGTTCTCCAGGATTAGATTTAATTCTACAACTTCCTTACAGCACTAAAGCCGCTACCAGACAAGAAGAGGCTGAGAAAAGACGATCTGCTATTGAAAAACAACTGTATGATTCAACATACGGAATCGCATACATAGGGTCTACCGAGAAAGTAACACAACTAAACCGACCCGTCAACAATACATTGTTGGATGGCGTAAAAACTCTGAAAGAAGATCTATATAACCAGATCGGGCTAACCCCATCAATTCTTAATGGAACCGCTTCTGAGGAAGAATTGAATTTATACTATAATAGAACATTGGAGCCCCTTCTTAAGGCACTCACTGATGGCTTAATGTCTGCTTGTTTAACAGAAACGGCAATAGCTCAAGGACAACGAATTATGGCTATGCCCAACAATTTCAAAATGGCATCCATTAGTTCGCTAGCAGAAGCTGCTGATAAGCTATTGCGGAACGAAGTACTAAGTGGCAACGAAGCAAGAACTAAGATGTTCAGGATTAGACCGTCTGATGATCCCGATGCTAATGAATTACGTAACAAAAATTTGAATAAAGCGGATAACGAAAAGAGCCCAATAGCTCAACCAAAGTCCGCAGATACTAAGGAGCAATAAAATATGGCAGACGAAAAACCATATGACTTTTCAGGTATGGCGACCGTTTACGACGTGAAGTGTAATGACGGCCGAATCATTGGTAAAGGCGCTTTTGCTCATCAAGATGGTCAATCCGTACCGTTAGTATGGCGCCATCAACATGAACGTAACAAAAATTTGAATAAAGCGGATAATGAGAAGGGTTCGCCCGATCCACAAAAGTCCGCAGATAGTAAGGAGCAATAAAGTATGGCAGACGACAAACCATATGACTTTTCAGGTATGGCGACCGTTTACGACGTAAAGTGTAATGACGGCCGAACCATTGGTAAAGGTGCTTTTGCTCATCAAGATGGTGACTCCGTACCATTGGTATGGCGCCATCAGCACGATGACATCGATAATGTGTTGGGACACGTTATTTTGAAAGCCGTTGATAACGGCATTCGAGCCTTTGCCCATTTTAATGAAACGGACTCCGGCGTAAAAGCTAAACAAATTGTTAAGGCTCGTAATATTCGCTACCTTTCGATTTGGGCTAACAAAGTTAAACAGACTGCTGAGGCTATTGTTAAGCACGGAATGATCCGTGAGGTTAGCTTGGTGTTTGCTGGATCGAACCCAGGCGCGCATATTGACGACGTTGTCGTATCTCATTCGGATGACCCATTTGAATCCGATGTAGTACTAGACGGCGTTGTTATTATCCATTCTGGAGAAGAAATTGAGCTGTATATGAAACCAACAAACGAACCAATTACACACGGTGACGATGAAACAATCGGTGATATTTTATCAGGTTTAAATGAAAAACAAAAAGCTGTTGTTGCTGTTATTATTGCATCAGCGATCGGTGAGGAACTATCGTCCACCGGATCTGCCAATAAGGGCGAAGAAACAGTCGCTGATGTTTGGGCAACATTTACCGAAAAACAAAAAACTGCTGTTTATGCTATGGCAGGAAGTTTAGCTTCCGATGCCGATATTTCACAATCCGACGATTTAGGAGACCCAATTATGAGTAATATTTTCGAAGAACAAAGACAAGATGCGATTTTGACCCACGATGCTATGAATGGTATGGTGGATACGGCCCGCACGTCAAAAGCTAATTCCTTGCGAGATGTGGTTCTCGCGCACGCGGATACGTATGGTATTAAAGATATTGAACTACTGTTCCCAGATGCCCAAATGGTTGGCGGAAACGCTCCGGCGATCCCAGCACGTAAGGATATGGCGTGGGTAGAAAAGGTACTTGGTGCCACGTCTCATAGCCCGTTTTCCCGAGTGAAGAGTGCATACGCTGATATTACGGCCGATGAGGCACGAGCCCGTGGTTATATTACTGGCGCTGAAAAGTTCAATGAAGTGTTCCCAGTATTTACCCGCGTCACCACCCCGCAAACCATCTACAAGAAGAGTAAGTTGGACCGTGACGATATTATCGACGTTACGTCCTTTGACGTAGTTGTCTGGCTCAAGATGGAAATGCGTCTGAAGCTTCGTGAGGAAGTTGCTCGGGCTATTTTGATCGGCGACGGCCGTGAAGCCATTAGCCCGGACAAGATCAAAGAAGAGAATGTTCGTCCTATCTACAGCGACCATGCTGTGTACGCCCACCGCGCGCCATATTTGGCATCAGACGCCACATATCTTGAGATGGTCGACGCTATTATGGCTGCTCAGATGGACTATAAGGGTAGCGGCGAGCCCGTATTGTATACCACTCGGGCTATTGTAACTAACATGCTGTTGGTTCGCGATACCACTAATCGCCGTATTCATCCGACGATGGACACCCTTAAAGCAGCACTAAATGTATCTGAAATCGTAACGGTAACCCCGATGGATAACGTGACCCGCTTGGATGGACTGGATACTATCAAACTGATCGGCATCCTGGTAGACCTTCGAGACTACACAATTGGCGCTGATCGTGGTGGTGAAACTACGTTCTTCGAAGATTTTGACATTGATTTTAACCAGCATAAATATCTGCTGGAAACTCGAATCAGTGGCGCATTGACGATTCCGAAATCGGCCGTCATTATCGAACAAAATCTTGGCGAACTGTAATTAGATGTCTCGCTATCAGGGTTTCATCGGTTTTAAAGGTGAACCTGTAGAAGGTCCCCCTGGTATATTTACGGAACCCATAGTAAGGGTCAAGTATCAGGGGGATATTCAATTACGACCAGTTCGCTGGTCTAGTGGAGAACGTGATCAGCAGACAGTTACCGCTAATCATATTCTAGCTATTGTGGCTCCTGAGTCCTCGATGGCAAACTTTGCGAATGCTTTATATATTGAGTGGCAGGGTAAGAAGTGGAGTATCACGTCCATTGAGTATATTAGGCCAAAGATTAGATTAGCCATGGGAGGACTGTATAATGGAGCAGGATAGATTAGAGCTTCACGCAATGCTACAGACCACCCTACCTGGTATTCCTTTGTATTTTAGACCATCTAGTACATTGGTGATGACATATCCATGTGTTGTATACGACGTTGAAGAGTTAACCGCCACCCATGCTAACAACATATTTTATGCTGGGGGCACACGCTTTAAAGTTACTTATATTTGTCCGCTTCCTGGCGATGACAATCCATCTGTAATACTACGAAACATCCCAGGAGCAAAACACACGTCATCATTTTTAAGTGACGATCTAACACATGATGTCTTTAGAATTTTTATTAATGTTATTTAACAAGGAGACGAACTATGACTGCTTTAGTCTGGAACGTAGGAACCGAAAAAGTTTATGAAAGTGGTTTAGACCAAGGCGTTTTGTACGTACGCGACGCAAACGGAGCATATCCGTTAGGTGTGCCGTGGGAAGGTTTGACCGCTGTAACCGAATCGCCCGGTGGCGCTGAGCCGACCGATTTGTGGGCCAACAATGCCAAATACGCTACGTTGACATCTGTGGAAACCCTTGGTGGGTCTATTGAGGCCTACACATTCCCAGATGAATTCATGCAATGTGACGGCGGCGTTGATTTAGACACAGGCGTTAGCGTAGGCCAACAGCCCCGTAAAACATTTGGTCTTGCCTACCGCACTCGCGTCGGTACCGAAGCGGGCGGCGATATGGTTGGATATAAGATCCACCTGGTATACGGTTGTAAAGCAGCTCCTTCCGAGCGCGCATATAATACCGTTAACGACTCGCCCGAAGCTGTAGCCTTTAGTTGGGACTTTACGACAACGCCCGTATCAGTAGCTGGTCAAAGCCCGACATCCATGGTTGTTATCGACACCACGAAAGCTGATCCAGCCGTTGTAACGTGGATTAGCGAGCAGCTATTTGGCGCCGAAGCCGTGGTTGCCAACTTGCCTTTGCCCGACGCAATTAAAGCGTTTATCGACGCTCTGTAATTCTTTTTGGTACAGCTCTTAATGTATAGGGCTGTACCTTTTTAAAAACCTTAACAAGGAGATACTAATCATGCAAAAACGAGTCATTAAATACACAGATTACGACGGTGTTCCCCGTGAAGAAAACCACTTCTTTAACATTAGTAAACCAGAATTGATCAGACTAGAGTTGGAATTCCCAGCTGGATTAGAAGCCACAATCAATAGTTTCATCGCTAACGAAGATAAGCAACAGATTATGCACTTCTTTGAACGTCTAATCTTTACAGCGTTCGGCATTCGGACTCCAACTGGTCAATTCATTAAGACGGAAGAGGCATTAATCGTCTTCAAGAACTCTAAGGCCTATGAAACTCTATTCATGGAGTTGTTAACGGATACACAGAAAGCTATAAACTTCTTTGAAGCAGTTATGCCATCTGAGTAAGTCATGTTAGAGATCGTTTTAACCGAGATCGAGCTGTTTAACGATGAGGCGCAAGAGTTTGTTACCATAACGAAGCCGCTAAAGGTTAAGCTGGAACACTCGTTGATCTCCGTGTCAAAATGGGAGTCAATTTGGGAAATCCCGTTCCATCCAGGACCAGGACAACCTAAAGAAAAGACCAGAGAACAGATAGAATCGTACGTTAGATGTATGATAATAGGAGAACTAGATCCTCCTATATTTAGATACTTCATAGCGCATCACGGAGCAGAGATTCAACGTTATATTGAGTCTCCCCAGACCGCTACAAAGATATTTAGGAATGGTAAGTCATCCGGAGCAAGAGGTGGTCGCACTATTACTTCCGAACTAATCTACTATTGGATGACCATATTCAAGATACCCGTCGAATTCGAAAAGTGGCATCTAAACCGGCTATTAGCCCTTATAGATGTTTGCAATGTCGAACAGAAAGGCGGAAAGAAGATGTCTAAATCTGAAATCTTGAGGCAGAACAGGGCCATTAATGATGCTCGGCGTAAAAAGTATGGCTCAAAAGGATAGCATAATGTTAAAGGTATCCACACCAAAGTTTAGAAAAACTATTGCGCACTTAGAAAAATTAGACGAGATAACTTTTAGGCAGATTCTTGAAGAATACGGCGCCAAAGGAGTTTCCGCTCTAAGCAGTGCCACTCCGCAGGATACCGGTGAAACGGCTAGTTCATGGGCCTATCGAATAGAAGGCTCCGAAAGAACTGGATACAAGCTAATCTGGTCAAACAGTGTTATGGCCGGCTCTGCGCCGTTGGTAATATTATTACAATACGGTCATGGCACCCGAAACGGTGGGTATGTCTCTGGTAGAGACTTTATTAATCCCGCCTTAGAATCTGTGTACGACGGACTCAGAGAACGCCTAGTACGGGAGGTAGTTTCATGAGTTCAAGAACAATCGAGAGAGATGTTGTTGAGATGGATTTTGACCCAGCAGAGTTTAGAGCTGGCGTCCAAGAAACTTTAAAGTACGTAAACCTTCTTAAATCGTCTCTCAATTTTCAATCAGCGGTTGAGAACTTTGCAGAGATATCTGCCTCTTCTAGGAAAGTAGACTTATCGCATCTCGGTTCAGCCGTAGACGGTATATCTAATAAACTGTCTGGAATGGGTATTATTGCGGCAACGGTTCTCAACCGTATTACGAATGCTG